CGACCCTTGAGGCTCACGCCGTAAAGCGGAGCAAGCGCCTTTGCCGCTGCACTCTCGACCGACCCAAGCTGCTCGCGCAGTCGATCCATTCGCGCTTTTTCCGAGTCCTCTGCATCTTTGTTCATTCGAGCAATTTTCAGTAGGATCTCAGCTCTTTCTTCGTCCAGTTTTACGATCTCAGCAAGCTGTCCCTGTGTTGCTGTATGAACTTTGATAGTTCGTCGTCCCGACGTCTCTCTTTTGGTCTCTGCTGCTGCTTGAAGTTCGGCAATTTGCCTATCAAGTGAAAGCGCCTTTTCCTTCGCATTGATTAACAGTTGTTCCTTAGTCAATCGGAGATTCATCCTTTGAATCGTAAGGTCGGCAATACGACCTGTGCTCTCGACAATTTGGTCCAATGCTTCCTCGGCTTCTTTACTCACGCCCGTAATCAACCGCGCTACTCCGTCGGCGATAGATTGCAAATTGATACCGAGAGCCGAACCGAGCGCCGAACCGAGACCAGCTCCTGTTATTGTGCCAAGTAGTCCCTGCGTCGTTTGTTTCGCAGAGTTAGAAAAGCGTTTCAAATTGCGATTGGCACTCGCGAATCCGGCGTTGGTGTTATCGATGGACTTGATATTTACGTTTACGTCAGCCATTGCGTTTTAATTCCGATTCAAATTTGTAAAAAGCAAGCCATCCTTCCCGCTCATGCTCTGGCATTTCCTCTCGGAGCCGCGTCACGGTCATCCCGAGTCGGGCGGCAAGGGTGTAGGTGAAGACAACGTCCGACCCCTCGGCGGACTTCAGGAGTTTCCCAGCTCGCCTGCATCTGGTGCTTCATTGCTGAGTATTTCCGATGCGACGCGGACGACGATTTGAGGATCGGCATGATTCAGCAGATGAGATTCGTCGGCTTTGCTGAATACCGGGTTCCCCTGATCGTCCATTGATTTGACGATCAAAACTCTGACGAGCGGCGTGTGGCTGTCGTCGTCCGGAAGCCCTCGATAAATCCGCGCCCGCTCTGCAATCGTCAATGGCGTCGAGTGGATTTCCAGACCCCATTCTGGCACGTCGATTTTGCGTTTTGCGATTGCGTCAAAGTGAGCGCGGATTCTGTCGATGGCTTCGGACATTAGTGTAAAGGGGATTTCAGGTTTTTAAACGGTGGATTCAGTCAACGGTCCGGTGCCTTGCAGCGAAAAGCTGCGCTCGACCATACCGTCGTGGGATGCCGAAGCGCCTAAGTCGGTGACGATGCCGCTGCCGCTGTAATACGTGTCGCCGCCATCAGTTCCTTCCGGATACAGCACGACGGTCACTGCCGTGCCTGCGTCGATTGCGGTCGAGGCCGCGACTTGCGCCGGGTCGTCGGAAGCGTCCCAAAACAAAGAGGCGCTCAGGCTGAAGTCGTTCAGCGTCGCCTTCCGGGTCTTCCACGAGTCGCCGATGACGGTGTCCTCAGTAGTGTCGGAGGTGCGGGTGAGTTGATAGTTGCGAAGTTCAACGGCGGTGACTGCGGAAACGAGCAGATAGCCGGCCTTGCCTAGTGATGTTGCCATGATGATTTAAGTTTTAAGATTCGCGGGTGAAATAGATTGTGGTGAAAGAAACTCGGCCTACGCCGTATCGAGAATCTTCGCGACCCTCGATCATATATTCGAGACTCGTCAAAAGCGTGTCTTGGCAAGCGCCTCCCTGCGTGGTATCCGCGAGCATTGCGTCCGCAATCGCGTCGGCGCCCGTGTCAATTTCGTCCTCAACCGGCGTCGAGTCGTCGGATGGCTTGACCCAGTATTCGATGGTCAGAGTCATCTGACGCATTTGCTGTCGCGGAACGCTCAACGTGTGCGTGTCCGTTTCATCGCGAATCGGAACGATATAGATCGCAGGCCACGAAGACGATTCGGTCACATTTTCCTGACCGATAGCAACGTCGGTGCCGACGAGTGCCGCCACGGTTGGATCGGCCAGTAACGTCGCCTTGATGTTGTCTCTGATTGTTTTGCGGATGCTCATTTATTTTGAATTTTAGCCGACACGTTTGAACCCCAAGTTGACCGCTTTGCCTTTCATCAGCTTTCGAATGTTGTCGCGAATGACTTTGGCTCTCGTGGCGACCGCATTATCGACGATGCGCTGATATCGCGGGATTGAAGTCCTGTAATTAGTTGCCTTAAAGAATGGATTTTTACCCGTCCTCAATATCGCTCTACCGCTTGCTGCTGGGATGCCGTGCTTAGTCACCCACTTCGGTGGTTGATAGCCTGACACTCGCGCTAAAGCGACCCATCCGCCCGCGTGCCATCCGACGCTTTGCTGAACCTTTTTGATGTAACGACTCAGCTCTGCTTTTTTAACCAACTGTGAAGCGATGTCTCCGCGAACTCTGCCTCGCCTATTTCGTCGATCAGTATGTAACTTAGGATCGAGATTTCCCCCCATTCTCGTGCTGCCTGCTGCAACCATCGGGAACATTGGGCGACCGTTCCTCCTCGCCGTGTATCCGCTCACCTGCACGCCTTTGCGCATATAAGGTTTGATGCTCGAGGTATGCACTCCGATCGGACCGGTGAGCAGTCGCTCAAGCTCCGCGTCGTCTCCCTTACGATACGCTTTGTTAAGCGCGGTTTTAAATCCTGCAATGTCAGTTATTCGCCCCTTGTCCTCTGCGTATTTAATCAGTATAGGGATCGTCGTGAACACTCGACCAATGTCTTCCGCAACTGCACGACGACCCTGCGCATGAGTCATCGGTGGCGTCAATTTGATCAAAGCCTTAGCAAGCTGTTTGGCCTCGTTTTTGAACACCACGCCCGGAGCAACTTTTGCTTCTTCCGCTAGGTCATGCAAAGCGACTTCGATGCTCTTTGAGTCTACGGTGAGTTTGAAAGCTAAAGGCATCTGTTAAAACACTTTCCGGACGTCGAGCTCGATGCCGATGCTCTCCGCATCGTTCCTAACCGCGTCGATGTAGTAGGTCACAGAGTCGCGCACGAGCGTGTTGCGAACCGAGGGAATTGTCACACACGACGCGACGGTCGTGAAGACGGTGAATCGGCGCTCGTCACGAAGCTGCTCCTCTGCGTCGATCACGTCGGAGAATTGAGCCGCCCAGATGCCGGATGGCGTCACGCCGTTGAGCGCGAATGTGAGCGATCCGCCAGAGGCTAGCACGTTGCTCCAATCGTCGGTCAAAGTATCGGTTTCAAAATCGCTCATCCTATGTAAGCCCCGCTTGTCAAATTAACGCTTTGCAGATCCGTCGTCGTTCCAATGTTTCCTCATGATCTTCTGCCCGTATTCGTAAGCGCGCTTTGAGTTTTGAAGCTTGGAAATCGCGTCGTGCTTTCTCGCTCCCGATATTGGATGAACGTGCCGGACCGAGAAGTGCTTGGCCATTTTGATTCGGGCATTTCCGAAGCACCAGGCGGTAAAATCGTTGTCGCAAAACACGCCGTAAAAGTCCGGGTGAAATATGTATCCGCGAAGCTCAAACAGTGATCGGTTGACGATTGGATGGCGCAAGAACATATCGTTGCTAATCCCGTCAGGCGCTTGTATCGCGAGCGGTTCCGTCGGGTCTGGCGCCGACAAGATGTCGCGAGTTAGCAAGGAATCCCATCCGGTCACAGGTTGCAGATCGTCGGCGATCACAATCATCCAGTCGCCCGTTGATTGCCATGCCGCGGCGTTCCAGTTCGCGACGCTCGACGAAGCCCATTCCGGCGGCGGTGTCGTCGCCACGCTGTCGAACATGGAGTCCTCACCGATCAGCTCCGCGCTCGCTGCGTCATCCGATTGAAACGCAAAGACGTGCTCAACGTCCTCGGGCTTGTTCGCAGTCGTGAGCCATCGTTTGCGGGTTTCGATTGCGCGCTGCGGCGTTCCTCGCGTTGCGTGTAGCAGGCTAAATTTCATAGCTTTGCGTTCTCGAATTGCTCATCCCATCCGATCGTCGGCACGTCGCCGGGTTTGATCTTTTTCACGTCATCCCAGTTATCGCCGACGTAGGAGTCGATTGTGCTGCGTTTTTCGCGAGCGAATGACTTGAACCATTTGCTGTCGATTTGATCGTCCGGGACTAAGAACAAGTGAAACACCTCGTGCGGATCCTTTGCGCTCGTCATCCATAGGTCTCGTTCTTGAACGAATCGAGCGTCGGACTCGTCGGTTTCGTGGAGCAGCAATATGGACTGCTCGCCGTATTGTTCATCTAGCACTCCTGCCAATCGCATCGCCCGGCTATAAAGATCATCTCCGTGCCAGCCATACCAACGCGGCTCGTGGCACCAAAGCGGCTTTGTCGGTTCCGGCGTTGCGATGAGTAGATTCGCAAAACGCAGTGCCTTTTCTGCTTCGTTTTCTTGGAACGCGCAGTTGACCAACGCGGCGAGCGCCTCGCGGTGAGGGAACAGCCAGTAAGCGGCGAGCGCGTGTCTCGACGCCTCGCTGTGTCTCGTCGCAATCGCCGATAGATTCAAGTGTGCCTGGTAGCGGAGCGAAGCGTCGGAGACCGGGAACGATAAGAAAATGTCGCCCCACTTTTGCGCCTTCTCTCGATCTCGATTCAGAAAGTGGTCCTGATGGACGTAGAATGCATAAGTCGGCGCGTCGTTGAGCGTGTGCGATAGGATCCGCAAATTGCGATCCGACGACGGTCGCTTTTCTTCAATCGGCTCATGTCGCCACCAAGCCTCGGCGTGCGTCGTCTGCCTGTGCGTCGAGCAGGCGCGAAAGTTCTCGTGGATGGCTCCATACCATGCCGCGCCATCTCGAAGCGTAGAAGCACGAATCAATCGCTCGCGCTTCACGAGCTTGCCGGCATTCGCTACGTCGTAACCGAAATGGTGAATGTCGGTCATCTCGTCGTTTTCTAAGACCTCGCGCAATTCTTCGGCGTCTCCTGTGAAGACGTCGTCACAGTCGCCCCACAAAAGCCAGCGGGATTGAGCCAGCGCGAACGCTAGATTCCGAGCGGCGGCGAAGTCGTCCACGTGCGGCCAGTTTTCGGCGTGCGCTGCGTTGTTGTAAGTTGTCGATTCAAACGCGACGAGGTTTCGATCGCACCACGCGCGCGCCAGTGTCTCGGTCTCGTCAGCGGGTTTAGATCCGGTTGCGATCACGATCACAAGCTCGTCAAAAGTTCCGACGAACGAGTCTAGCATCCGCGTGATTGTCTTTTCCTCGCGCCCGGCGATGACGCAAAGAGTGATCGTGTTCAGTTTTTCGATTTCGGTCTGCACGAACGCTATGTCGCAGCGTCAAAAGAGAGCACGAAAAAGCCCGGCGAGTTTCCCCGCCGGGCTCCAATCCCCTGATTAGATAACCAATCCGAAAATTTAAGCGTATTGAGTCGCGATGAGCGTGCCGGCGTTGCCGTTCACGATCTTCTCGGTCACATGGTGCGAAGCGCGGATCACGGTCGAGTTGGTTTGCGGCTCCTCGTATTCAAACACGTTCATCGGAGTGCCGTAGGCAGACCAGTTCAGCGTGTATTGAGCGCCACCGTCGAGCATCGAGAGCTCACCTTGTCCGGAGGTGCCGAGGCGACCGACCCACACGTAGGTGTTGTTCCAGATGTTGGACGAGCTGAAGTCCAAGCCTTCGAGCGCGGAGTCGTAAGCATTCTTACCAACGATGACCTCGCGAACGCCGAGAGCGTCAGCCACGGCCTGCTCGTCAACGTTGAGGATGGTGTCCGACGAAACTCCGATGCCGCGCAGACGGTTTTGGAGCTTGGTCGAAGCGCGAGCGCGAATGAACACGTCGTTGCTCATCACAACGCTGAGGTTCTGGTCGCTCTCGCCCTTGGCCAGCAGCCGAGTCTTCGCGGCGTCCACGTCGAGACCAACGTCGAAGGTGGCGATGTTGGCGAGCGTGTAAGCGGTGCCAGAGTTAGTGGCAGCGCCATAGTTGCCGGTGTTAAACGTCGCGGCAGCGACTCGAATCTCATGCTCAAGCAACGGAACGCGCTTGGCCTGCTTCGCGGTGATCAAAGCGGCGTCGAAGAAACGGCTCGTGTCCTCGCGGTCAACGTAATCGAGCGGGAGCTCGAAGCCGTATTCCTTCGTCGCGTAGGTGTCCTGCTCGTAGGCCAAAGACCCGCGGGGATAGGACGCGCCCGGAGCGCGCTCGATGTTGTCCTGGCGCTTGAGCAAATTGCCCGTGCCAAGTTTGAATTTAGGGTATTGACCGTCCTTGGCGGAAACGTCGATGAACGGAGCGACACGGGAACCGATCAAACCGGATTCCCAAGTGCCAGACTCCATCACGACGCCAGCGAGATCGGCGCGAAAAACTGCTCCTGCATTAGCATACATAGCGATTGTCCTTTTTTTTAATAGTTAGCCCGACCGATTAGACGGAGCGGGTAGGTTCAAATTCGATCACGCTTCCGTCGGTGGAAGCAGTGGTCAGAGAGCGTCCGACGGTAATAGTGCCAGCCGTGGAAACGAAGCCGTCAGCGCCAGCGAAAAGGTCATCTCCGATGGTGACTGGGGCGGCGGTCACGACGCACTTTTGCGTGCCGGGACCGGCGAAGAACTTGACGGCGACATAGTCACCGGAAGCGGCATCCTGCTGGGTGAACCCAAGAGGAGCGGTGGCGGCAGCGTTAATATCGACGCCGCGGTTGGTTGAGATAGCGACTGCACGGAACGCGCTGACTGCGGAGTTCGCAGCGAACGATCCGGCGCCGTTGAATTGTGTGCTCATTGTTTTTTAATTTTTGAGGGTTAAAGGGTGATAAGTTCGCCGGAGCGCACGCGGTTTTGATAGTCGACGTGCTCGGCGGTGTGGTTTTTGGCGCAATAGCGAATGGCCTCGACCTTGGTCTTGCCTTCCTTGACCTGATCAGCCACGAGGGATTCAAAGGTGATGACCTTTTTCTCGCTCGCCGGGTTGACGGCTTCACTAGATGGCGCTGGTGAAAAGCTAGCTCCGAAGTGCTTTGTGAACTGCTTCAGGGCAGCTTTCGCGGCCATCTCAGCAATCTCCTCTTTTTCATTTTCAGCCATCTCTTCTTTTTCTTCCAAGGCGCTCTCGGGCTCGTCAGCTTCGGGCATCTCCGCCATCTGCTGATCGTCTTCCTCGAGCTGCTCGGGCTCTTCGATATATTCGAGTTTAGACAGGCGCTTGCCCATCTCTTCGATTTTCTCGCTGATAACAGCGATCGAATCGATCAGTTCTTTTTCGTCCATTTTGAATTTATGGGTTGAGTTTTGATTTTGCGATCCGTTGCGGTTCGCGGTGAATAGTCCGTTGGGATTCGCGGCAGGCTCGCTCACGAGATCGGCGCTGTAAATCTCAGCGCAACGAGCCATCGCTTGCTCGCCGACGATCTCGCGCTCACCACTAAACGCTATCGAAAGCCCGAAGGCTTGAGGAACGGTTTCAGCAATCTCGAAAATGTAGTCGCGGTGAGGCGTTGTCTTGAGTGCGCGGAAATCAGCGCGCAGAACCGAGCCATCGATGCGGAAGTTACGCAAAACTCCAACGATGTCGGCAGCGTCGCCGCCGTGCGTCATCTTCACTTTGAGGCCGTCCTCGAACTTCGAGGCGCAGTCCATGACCTCGTTGAGCGTAATTGCGTCGGCGAAGATCGGCAACCCGGTCCCGAAGTCCGTATGCCCGAGAGCTGGACCTTCAGTGATGACGGCAACGCCCTTGATCACGCCGGATTCGGCGTCGATCAGGGGTGTGCTTTGGCTAAATGCCTTTGAAAAAAGTGCGTAATGGCTCACGCACTAGCGCGAGTCGTCAAAAATGCTGACGGTTACGGTCAGGTCAATGCAGTGTCTGATTAACGCGACGAAACTGAAGGGTCAGTTTTCGGAGGGATTTTCGTTCGATTTGCTGGACGGAAGATCTACTGCGCGAAATACGCTGGCCGACGGTCCTCATGGCGTGCGGTCCGTCGCCGTCGATGCCATATCGCAATCTTATAACCTGAGCCCATCGGTGCGGTAATTGGTCGATCAGTCTACGCAGCTCGACGATATCGCTCTTTTTGAGTAGCACCTCTGACGGGTTAGGACGTGCATCTGGGATCAACTTCAGTCCTCCGCAAGGCTGAGATTAGTCGGCCTGAGTCCGGGCAGTTCGTCAGCCTCGTAAAAGCCGCCGTCAGGCGATTGGAATATCACGTGTGGATCGTCAGACCAATCGCACGCATAGGTCGTCCATCCGTCCGGCAACTGGCTCAAAATACAATCTGCTTCTCGTTCACTCATCCAAGTTGGGTGTCTTTTGGGTATGTTTTGGGTATTGGGTGTTACTCATCAAGATCCCTCTTCCAAGGCTCGCCTAACTTTTTGCCAGTAGCCTACGGTTGCGGATTTTCTGAATCCGTTAGGACCACCGTTCCATATCCGAGCCTTGTCCTCATCGGTCGGCGCATGACCCAAGCGCCGTTCGACCGCGTAAATCGAGAGATATTTGTAAAAAAGATCCACTGCTGACGCTCGGTCAAAGGCGTCGTTGTGCGTATAGTTTGTGCCGTAGACGCGATTGACGTCCAAGACAACGCCTCGGTGAATTTGCAGCGAGCCGTATGCGAG